GACACGTGTAGGTGAGGGGTCAACTATTGTCCTGAACGGTGATACCCAACAGTCTGACCTAAAGGAAGCTGACGGGTTATCTAAAGTAATACACTTGGCTAAGAAGTATATGTTGCCAGTCCCGATCATTGAATTTGGGTTGACAGATATTGTCAGAAGTGATATTTGTGCCGAGTGGGTAAAGGTATTTATGAAGGAAAGACTATGACAGACCCTATTGAAGAACAGGTTGGTGGTGATCACTACATTGGTCAGGGTATCCAACCTATCGAATACATCCTTGCAAATGAACTTGACTTTTGTGAGGGTAATGTTGTCAAGTATGTCACACGGTGGCGATACAAGAACGGACTAGAAGACTTATACAAAGCTAAACACTACATTGAATTTCTTATCAAAGATGTCGAAGATACACATGCACAGTTTGAAGCAATGGTGGAAGCCTCCCAACAAGAAAAGGTGAATTAAAAATGTTTACTCCACTCCTTATAGTCTGTACAATAGACATGAACGTCTGTTATGCACGATCACATCCGACCCTCTTTAAAACAGAAAAAGAGTGCTACGACAACCTTGCAGCTGGTATAGCACTCTTTGAGGAACAAAAGTTTATTGTTCAGAATTATAAGTGTATTGATTGGGGTTCTAAGACTTAGACCGTTTCTTACCTGAAGCTGTCGTTGACCACTTAACTCTCTTGGGGCCAGTCTTTTTGCTGGCCTCTTTCTTTGTGATACTGCCAGCTACACTCTTAGGACGACACGCAGGGTACGGACGTTTACTTCCACCCTTAGCACTCTTACGTCCACAGGCTTTACCTGTCTTTACGTCACGCCAGTCCTCACCGAACCATTTACCTAGACCACCCTTAGCCACGTTTCTTCACCCTGTTGTCTGGGCCTTTCCACTTGCCACCACGTTTCTTGTATTCCTTAGCTGCCCATGCATTTGCATATGCTGAAGGGTACACCTTGTACTTCTTCTTGGCCTCTGACTTGACACGAGACCACAGAGAGGGGTTGGTAGGTTTAGGACTTGCCACGTTTCTTCACCTTCTTCTTGTAACCTGAGGCATAGATAGCACGTCCCTGCTTCTCGGCCTCTTCTTTTGTCTTATAGACTTTACCTGTCTTACCCCAACGGTAACCACCTTTTACCTTTTGTACTGGCATTACCACTTTCCTTGTGATTTACCGATGAAATAAAATATGACACCAAGAATACCTGCTGTAATTATAAAGGCTATGATACCTAGAGTCCACTCAATGATAGCCTGTTTTAATTTAGCCTTACGAAACTCTGTCTTCTCTTTCTGCTTACGCATGTCACGTAGGATGTTCTTGTATTCCTGTAAACCTGTAGGCCCATGAACGAACCTGATCATGTTTTCTAGGTCTTTCTTTAGGGCTTCAGCCTTCTTCTTACAGGCAAAGGCTTGTGCAGCTTGTTCTTCCAGTGATCCACTAAAGCTCTTATACCACGGTGGGTTCTTAGCCTGACGTTCAGCTTCGTTAATATCAGCCCATGCACCTGCAAACTTAGACAATGCGGATGTTGTGTCTTTCCCTGCATTGATAAGAGTACGCATCTGAGAAACAGCTGTAGAAGCTACTGACAAAGCTGTTAATGGATCAATCATAATTCAATTCTCTCAGGGCATATACTGTCAGGGCTTACTCTATAGTACCTTGTCTTGTTGTCTGTACATTTGTACAAACAGCTTTGGTAGAAACCATCATAGAACGAATGACCAAAGCCAACTATGAAGATGACACAGGTTACCACTTAACCTTATCTGCCCAGTATGCAGCTGACATCTTACCTTTCTTGATGTTCTTTGCGTGACGTGCCTTGAAAGCCTTTTGTCTTGCTGTAGGCTTCTTGTCACCTGACACACCTTGTTGACCAAAACGAATTGTCTTGATCTTGTCACCTTCCTTAGCAACAACTACGTGTGACTTGGTAGGGTGGTTAGGTGTACGTTTAGGTTTGTTGTATCCTGACACACCTGCACGTTCTAGTCTAGGGTCTTTCTTAGTTGGCACGATCACCCTCCATCATCTGTCTGATTGCCTTAATGTTCTCATCTATACGTGCATTAAGGATTGACAACTCTTTTGTTGTCTCTTCTAGTCTCTCTAAACGAATCTCATGACGGGCTATATCTTTCATGTTAGCCTCAACGTTACCGTCAAGGGATGACACATACCAGACAAGAGCCACTGTCTGTCCGATGATAGCTGCGACTAGAGTTACAGGTACAGATTTAGAAAGATGCCAAGAGTTATCCACGGTAACGTCCCAATGTTATAGTTTTAAGGAAGCCTCTCCAAATCTCGTGAGGCGATGGAAGCATCCAACCTAAGATCAGCAGGATTATAACCCATGTCGGTATGTCTTGGTTAAGTACCTTTACGGATTCGATAGGGCCAGCAGAACTGACCTGTGAGTTGTCGATTGAAACAGTTTCACCTGATACGTCTGCACTCTGGTCAATGACAGACTGATTGTTTTCTTTACCTACTTGTGTGTTAGCAGCTACATTCGTGCCACTACCACCGCCTAGAAGGGAAGAGGCACCACTAAGGATGCCACAGCTACTTAGAAATAATGATAGGGTCAGGGCCAAGAAGATACGCATTAGTCATTCTCTGGAGGTGGTGTAGGGGCTTCGGCACGTAGTCTATCAAGAAGTGCTTCAGCTTCTTCTGCGGTGTGTGCATTAGCTGTATTACCTTCTGGTTTATAGTAGCTTTCACCACGTCTGATGAGCATACCTTTCCGTGTGATGTCATAAGGAACAGGAATAGATGCCCATTCTTTAGCAAAGGCCATTAGTGCTTCATCACGTGTTACACCTTCAAAACCTCTTAACCAATCTCTTAGATCAGGCCTCTTATCTGCTGCTAGGTATTCAAGAGCAATACGATCCTGTAGTTCTTGGTTAAACACTTCATCTCCTGTCAAACCAAGAGCAGTAACAGCTTCGTTAAGTGTATCAGGTATAAGTTGATAAGCACCGACAGCAAACACTTCACGTGTCCCGAAACCACCTGATTGAATGTCTTGTATTTCTCTGATCGTAAGCTGATCTAAAGGTTTGTTATAACGTTCAGAGAAGTAGCTGTCCTTCACACCCCATTGAGTACGACCATCACCATAGTCGTTAGCAGCACCGTAACCACCACTTTCACCTTTACCTATGAAACTTAAAAGTTCACTGTTAGCATCAGTTATTTCTGGTCTTTTATTTAAACCAGTTTCTGAAAGTTTATCACGAGTAGTTTGGTCTAATTCACCTGTAACGTCTAAACCATTTTCGTATTGGAATGTTTTAACGGCATTAGAAGTGCTTCTTCCACCACGACCATCTACTGTAGTGCGATAGTATCCTGACTCTTTTAGACGTTTCTGTGATTCAGTAAGAATATCAGATGTCTCTGTACTTGTTGTAGTACCTCTGTTTAACGGAAGAGATTCAGTTTGTTCTTGAGTAGTTTCTTCAGTACCAAAACTAAACTTAGGTTCTTCATCTAAAGGGGTGGTCTTGATAGTATCTTCACGAATGTCTTCAGCTAGTTTAACCAAAGGCTCTACATTAGACAACTGACCCTGATCTGTGTCTGTCACATCAACCATAGTTGTAGTCGTTGTTTCACCCTTTGCTTTCTGAATAGCTTGCTGAACTTGCTCAGGTGTTTGTAGAGATTGTGTGATACCTGCATCCTGACGGGCTACACCAGCCTCTTCAGCTGACCTACGAGATATTTCATACATGTCCTGTAGGGTAGTCACAACCTCAGCACGTTCACGTTCTACAACCAGCTGTGCTCTGTCTTTGAACCACTCAACCATATCACTGTTGTCCCTTGACGTAGGTATTACCATCAGGGCCAATGAAGTACTGGCCATTATCAATACTTGCGAAAAGTTTTTCATCTGAGTCTATGTTGTCTGACCAGAAAATCTGGAACGGGTTGTTGATTGTACCTAGATCAGCATCTGAGTCTTGAACATTGACAGGTTTGATAAGAGTTGACTCAATAGCTGTCATATCCATACCAAGTTTCTTCATGTTCTCAGTGTAGAACTTCATAGCCTCAGTTATCTTTAGTACCTCAAGGTACTCTTTGTAGGCTGGTCCGAATTTAAATCCTGCGTTTTCGATCTGACTACGTTCAAAGGTTTCCAATTTAAGGCCACGATCTGCAATCATTGCTGACACGTTACCGTTATATCTTTTAGTTGCGAAACCCTTGATCAAGTCTCTTGCCTCTGACCCCATACGGAACTCACCTTCCATAGTACGGCGTTCTAGGTCATACTCAATCTGGCCTACACCTGTGATATTGAAGTAGCTGTCCTTCAAGGCACCTGAAGCTGTTGTGCTGTAGATGTTGAACTGAGCCTGTAGTGCACTCTGTAGACGTTTAGTTGCTAGTTCGTGTGCCTCAGGATCAAGACGTTTGACAGTAGCAAGTTTGTCAAAGGTGTCTTTAGAGAACAACTGGTTCATTGTCTCTTGACGTAGAAGCTCAGGGGATGTAGCAATGTTGACAGTTACCTGACCAACACCTGACAAGAAGTTCTGTAGGTGTTCAGGTTGGTTCAAAGACTGAGGTTCTGTTAGGTTCACTCGTGTACCAAGAGCAACTGTGATAGCTAGACGACGATCTAGCATGTCACGATCTTCTGCTTTTTCAACTTCATCTGGATAGTGAATGTCAGATGGTTTAGGTGGCAGATCAGTTGTTTCAATCTCAGGTGCATCAGGTGATGGGAAGACAGGAAGGTTCTGATAGACAGAATCCTCAGCCTTGATGTCTTGGATAGCTGTGATCAAATCAGGGTACTTGCTGTTGACATAGGCTGACCAATCAACTTTGTCTGACAACAGAGCCTGTGCTAGGATCGGATCAGTTGCAGCTAGTTCCTTAGCCTGTTTCAACAGTAGACTTGAAGTAACCTCTAGGGTCTCAGCCTTAGTACGTGCAATCATACGTTCATCATAGGACTCTAGGCTTGTCAACAGTGCATCAAGTGTGTCGATCTGTGACTGAATAGGTTGCCAGTCTTCGTTGTTAATCATCTGTGGTTTAGCCAACAGAGATTTTGTCATGTCGAACTTAGTACGTAGCTGTACGATACTCTCAGGGCTTACGTTACCACCCTCCATCTCAATAGACAAACCCTGTACAGCTAGTGAACGGATGTCCTCTAGGTACTTGTTTGCGTTAGGGATGAAGGTCTCGTAGTATTCCTGACGGTTTACGTTTTGTGCAGTTGACAGATAAATACCTGCAGCCTCAGAACGTGTCATATCAGACAGAGCCTGATTCATGATGTCCTGTTCTGTGTAGGGTTTACCACCAGCTTCTAGTTGTTGACGTGCACGGAATAGATACTCAGGGTTCTCTGTCAGTTTCTTTAGGGCTGCGTTCTGTGCTTCCTGTTCAGGATCGAATGTCAGGTAGTCAAGGTCAATGCCAGTACGACGACGAACCATTTCAGCCTCAGCATCACCGATCTGGAAGCCTTGAGATTCGTATGTTGCAACTGCTGAGTTGACAATAGATCGTACCTGTGCTGGGTCTTCAACACCACGGGCCTTGTCAATCATACCGACAAAACCTGCATATGCCTGTCTGTCAATCTGGGACTCTGTAGGTGCTGCTCGACGTTGTGCTGCAGCTACGTCATCTAAGACACCAAAGAGACCACGGCTTACCTGCTGTAGTCCCTGTGCTGCTGCACCTGCTGTTGTTGCACTTGGCATGGTGACACCACGTTCATAGGCTGTACCTGCATCACCTAAATCTACTGCAAAACCTGCCATAACTTTTCCTTACTGCATCTGCTGCTGTAGTACTTGGGCATCATACTCTAGCCCTAGTCTCATAGCATTTTTCATAATTTCTGGAAGAGACTCACCCCTGACCATGCTGTTCTGCATTTGAATCTTCAGGGTATTAGAGAGATTAGATGCCCATATCTCATCTGTAATCTCTTCGAAGAGTTTTGTTCCTCGTATCATATCATCTTTGTCACCTTCTGTCAATAGTCTAACTGCATAGTTAGCTTTTCCTTGAAGGCGATTACGTAAATCTCTTACCGTTTGGTTCTCTTTGAAGACCATTTCAGTGTAGTCGTAGTAGTTCTGTACAGGTGCAGGTGTAGCACCGAAGAGTACAGCTGCTGCATCGTTAGGTGACAAACCACCTACAGCTAGTTTACGTGTACGACTACGGTAGTTGCCAGTTTCAATGATCTCTCTGATCTTATATGCCTTATCAGCTGTTGACAAGTTACGTACTAGCTGTGTCAGGTCTTCACGTACAGTCTCAGTACGACCACCGTACATAGCTCTTAGGGCATTACTTGCTACTGACAACATATCACCTGCAATCTCACCTGAAGGGCCGAACAGGGTGGTGAAGAAACTTTCTTCGAATAGCTTCTTGTATGTGTCCTGTATCTGACCTAAGGGTGCAACACGTTGGGCATAGGCTGTCTCAGTATCTAGGAAGTTAGACAACAGAGCATCAACTACACCGTACTTGACACGGTTAAATACCTTGACAGTCTCATCGTCATTGGCATTGTAACCCATCTTCTCTGTGACATAGCCTGTCATCTGACCTGCACCTAGACCAACAAGTCCGTACATTGGCCCCATGACAGCAAACATACGAGCACGTTCAGCTGCTGTAAAGTTACGTCCCACAACAATGTTCTCTAGGGCACGGAAAGAGAATGACAACCACTGTGTCGGTACTCTCATTGGGCCTGACTGAATGAAGCTACGTGAGCCTGTTGTCATACGGAATGTCAAGTCCTGTTCACGGTTAGTGATCCAGAGTTTAGCATCAGGTGACAGAGGATCAATGTCAGGACGTTTGGCACGGTGCTCAAGGAAAGCTGTAATCATACCTGCAATACGTGTGACACGATCACCTTCCTTGAAGAAGATGGTTGACTTGTCTAGCAAAGTACCTGCAGCTTCTGTTGCCTTACCTGTCAGTGTACTTGCAGCACCGAACTTTTGTGGCGCCTGAAGTTCGATGATCTGAGTGTCGATAATGTTACGTCCACTCTCATCAATGTACTGGATAAGTTTCTGTAGGTCTTCCTCAGGGATCGGGGATACCTGTGCTAGACGACGAATAGCCAAGCTACGGGCAGGGCCATCTGTTAGGTTAGCAATGACCATAAGAGGTGTTGTCAAACCTAGTGCCTTGATACCCTGAACAGGTGAAATAGCTGCAATGGTCAGGCTGTGTAGACCCTGTAGCATGAACTGATCTGGGTTCAGGAAACCGAACTTAGAGTAGAAGCCAACTTGAAGTAGACGACTTGCAGGGTCTGCCTTAGTGAAGTCAATCTTCTTACCTGTCAAACCAAAGACAGCCTCAGTTGCAGAGGATGTAAACGTATCCCACTTGTCAGACAACCATGTATTCTGGTTAAGTCTACGTTTGATTACGTCTTGGGTCTCACGTAGTTGTGCAGCCACATCGTTGAACTTACCTGTCTTTGTTACTTCTGCGTTCATGAACAAATTCAGGTAGTCATTAGATGGTGTGGCGTTAGGGAAGTTCACCAAGCCTTCGTTCTTCTGGGCAAGTTTAACCCAGCCTACGATTGCGTTCTGTGTTGCAGCACGGTTAGCATACCCAAAAGCCTCAGACCCGAACTGATCTGCAATAGCTGATACAGGATTAGCATTGACAGCCTTCTTACCACCGAACTCCATCAAGGGTGTGTCACCACGTTTCATGTTCTGACGTGTACCAACAACCTCACCAAAAGATGAACCTGCTAGTGTCACATCCTCACCTGCTTCACGGATAGAAACCTTTTCGTCACGAGCCTTAGCAACGAAGTCCTCTGTGAAACGGAAACCATACTGACCTGCAAGTTTCTGCAAGTCCTCAAGGTCAGTGACATGTTTGTTCCAAGTGTTGTTCTGACGGATCACATCACCCAGTTCATCGTACTGTTTCTGTGACAGGATTAAGTCTTGGATGTCGTCAACTGCATTTAAGTCCATCAACTCTTTTGTCTTACGAGTGATAGCATTTAGTTCACTGACAGCCTTAGTTGCTTGATCCTTACCGAAAGAACCTAGCATTGTCTTGAAACCAGAATTGATTGTATTACCAGATGCTAGACGTTGCTGCTTGGTTGAACCGACAAACCAACGGAACTCTTGGTTAGTACGTGGGCCACCTACGTTGTATGGCATAACGTCTACACGTTCCAAGACACGAGTTGACTTCACGTTAGTTACATAAAGGTGATCAAGGAATGTGTTAGGAATCTTGAAGATGATAGCATCAGCTGGTAGGTTAGCTTTGTTGATGCTACGGTTTGTAGCTGCATCGAAGACAAGCTCATTGTCAGGGATTGTGCTGACACGGTAACCAATGTCACCGAACTCTTCAGTTACGTCTACGTATGTGCCACCCTCAGCAACGACACGTTTCAGGCGTTCAGATGATTTGATCTGCCATGTTGTGTCATTGATGTCCTGTAGTGCCTCGTATGCCTCAACAGTTTTCTTGTTAGGTTTAGCACCGTACATTGTCTTGTACAGAGCCTCGAAGGATGCACTGTCAGGTGCCTTACGCATGTATGACAAGTCACCGTCACGTAGCTGTGTCATAAAGTCAGACAAGTTTTCTAGTTCCTTACCTTTTACTTTACGAATCTTAGCCTCGTATGGTTTGATCAAGTCACCAATAAGAGCCTGACCTGCCTCAGCCTGTAGGAACTTACCGCCGATCTTGTCACCTAGACGTACAGAGGATGCACCAAAGACTTTGTTGATAACATCAGCTATAAAATTACCCTTGTTATAGACATCAGATGCTTCAGGTAACCCTAAGACATTGATACGTTCTTCTGTCTCTAGGAACCATCCACGTTTACCGTCTTCACGACTGACAACCTTTAGGCTTGGGTCACGTTTAGCAATCTCTTCTGCATCCATCTTACGTCTGAATGGTGCACCTGATCCATCCTTACCTAGACGAACAACAACCTTGAAGTCCTCAGAGCCTTCGTCAATGACACGGCGGGTGTTGACAACAACATCATTGGTACGTTCTGCAATCTGTTGGGCTGTACGTGTAGCTACCTGTTCGACAACCTCACGTGGTACATACTCACCAAAAGAACCTCGACGGTTCATCTCTTCTAGCTTTTCTGTCAGGGTTGTCTTACGGGTTCCCTCACGTACTGTGACGTTAGACGGACGTGACTTAGGACTAGGTGTTACGTCAAGTTCTTCTGGCAGTGCACGACCTGTAGTTACCTGATCAGTTGAGATACCTGTGTCATCTACGATCTTAGCTAGTGTCGTACCTGCCTCAGCTTCCCCACGCATAATAGCTGCCACGTCGATAGGACGGACAGCCTTAGATAGTGATGATGCTTTAGCTGTTGCTGTGGTGCCTAGTGTGGCAATGTCCAGTGCACCGAATAGGAAGTTGACACCAGCCATAGGGTCATCCCCTAAGTACGTAGCATCGTTAGCTGCCTTGTACAAGTTCCAGATGCTATCCTCAGAGAAGATACCCTCAGCCTTACGTTCTTCGATATACTCAGCTGCCCACTCTTGGAAGTCACTAGGTGACAGAGTGTTGAAGGCTTCACGGATAGCCTTACCTTCACGGTTAGAACGGAAGGTAACGTTCTCGAAGGCACCAATGGTAATTTCACGTAGGACGTTTACGTCTAGGAATGACAGAGTTTTAGACCAGCCTGACTGATCGTTCTCTTCAATGGCTTCCTTCATCAGACGATTCCAGATGTCCATGTTTGTCATTGTACGGGCAGCATACGGGTTGGTGTCATTGTCTGACAACATAAGGTTCTGAATGAGAAGGTACTCACTCAGGGACATGTCATTGCCCTTTTCCTTACGTTCCTGAATTAGCTGTGCAATCTCTTCAGGAGATTTACCATCACGGTAGGCTTCGTCAATGGTCAGAGCATAGTCGAAGTTGACTCCCTGTGTTCTAGCTGCAGCTGTAAAGTTATCTGCACCTGCCTGACGGTCAGCCCTGATCTCATCCTGTGGTGCACCCGTAGCAATAGCTAACTCCTGAGTTTTAATTTCTTCAACTTCAGAGTTAGGATTGTAGGGCTTAGGGTAAGGGGTATCCTCTAGCTGTTGAGCTAGTGTCTGTTGATTGAAGAGCTTATCCTCAAGAGTAGGGAACTGTGTCATTAAAGGACTTGGCCTCCACCTGCTGCTAGACGTGGTGAAATAGTCCCTCCTGTATTAAATAAACCTGATCCTATACTTGCAATCTGTCCAGCATACGGTACAGCACCAAAGGCCATCTGACCAATCTGACCAAAGAGTTGCCCTTGTCCTTGAAGCTGTGCTGCACGTCCTGTCAGTGCAGTGTACTGCTGACCTAGCTGAGACTGTACACCACCGTACCCTAAGTTAGCACCTAACTGGGATTGAAGGGCTGTCATACCACCTTGAAAACCTGAAGCACCTTGCTGACCTGTGGCTGCTGCTACGTTAGCTGCTTGAGCACGAGCCATAAGAGCACCTCGGATAGCCTGTCGGCGTTCTCGTGCTACAGCTAGTCTTTGTGATTGAACTTGTTTCTGTACGGCTCTTGCCTGTGTACGTCCAGCTGCTGCTGTCTTGGCAAGGGATACACCTGTAGCAACTGTACCTGCTACAACTGCCCCACCTACAACAGTTGCTGCTGTTCCCGTGGCCCCTAAAGCCCCTCCGATTGCTGATAATACTGGAACTGCTGGTGGCATCTTAATCTCCTACGTATCTAAAGATTGACAAACCTTCGTTGTCTGTTATGTATTCGAACTTTAACATGTCAACAAGTTTTATCATCTTCTCATTGTTTTGATCGAAAGCTACATAGGTTTCTTCGTAGCCTACAGTTTTGAAGAATGTATCCCAGTCTTCTAACATGAACTTCATTTCTAAGAATGTTGATCTGTCAAACTTGTGTACGACTGGTAAGTGTATTGCTACTAGGTTTTGACTGTATTCTATATGGGCCTCGAAGTTTTCACCTCTGACACCCTGTAGTCTCTTAGATGGAATGTGCATTAAACTCTCGGGTTGATTCCTGTAATCATTCCCCACCCTAAGAGTACGAAGTCTTTACCTGCTTCACTCTCATATTTAATTCTCATTGACCGTCCATTACCTCTGATCTTTAGTCGAGTGGTGACAACATCCTCAGGATAGTCATATACTGACAAGTCACTAGGATTAGGTACCACAGGGTACTTTAGACGATATGCTTGTTGTGGTGTACTGAAGGTATCCTTGAAGTCCCATGCGGTAGATACTTTTAGGGACGATGGACGGATAGCCTCATAGCCTTCCTCTTCGGTACCTGTGAAACCCTCTTCTGTCAGACGGGCATAGGTGATAAGGAAGGGTGTGTTCTTGTGGCGTGTCAGGTCTCCCATGAAGTCATAACCTGTGACAGCAAAGGATGAGTAGTCCGTGTCACCCCAGTCTTGGAAACCTGTGTCTGTGAAGCCACCCATTGTCAACTTGTTGTCAGTACCGTTACGGATTAGAAGAACGATAGCTGGATCACCAATGTTGAATGTAGAGATTTGTGTCGATACAACATCATCACCAGCTGAGGTTACAACATCATCTGCACCTGAGTTTGACGTTACGTCAAGTTCTAAGCTAGTAGCACCGAACCCTGAATAGAAAGCCATACCTACAATGCTTGAGGTACTGGATGCTTGATCTGATACCTTCCACGGGTAGAACGCCTGAAGAGGAATGTCAAGGATCAGGAAGTTGTTTAGCTTAGTCTCTACTGTTTCACCGTTGTTAGGGTATGCCCAGAAGATACGTTTGTTGATACGGTCATAGGCAGCTACAGTCTTCGACTTAGCATCTGAATCAATTCTATCCCAATAAGTTTGAATAGTAGGGATTGACAAGTTCTGTTCTTGTCCTTGACCTGACACAGGATCAACTGTCAGAGTGTGGATACCATAACGTGACCACCAGAAGGGCAGACCTTCAGCCTCAATAAAGGCTTGTGGTTGAAGCATACCTACAGGTGAGACAAAGTTAATTGCATATGAGGATGCTTTGAAGATACCGTCTACACCTGTAATCTGCCAGACACCATTCTCAGCAAAGACAAAGATTGATGTCTGAAAGGCATGTAGTTTCTGGATGTTCACAGCATCTGGAATCTTAATGGCACCACCGTCTGTGTCTAACAAGTCAGGGAAGTATTCAGATGTTGGGTCATTCTTCTGATAACATTGGCCTAAGTCATCTGTTGTTTCAATTACTTTAGAGAAAAGAATTGTACCTGCGTTCTTAGCACTGTCTAGGCCAGCATAGAAGATACGACCACCAAAAGCTACAACTGACTTGAAACGAGATGATTCTGTTTCAGTTGTAAGTCCGACAAGACCTGATGCAGTTGCACGATCCTTGTTGAAGAAGTCAAGGATGTAGTGACCATTACCTGACAAAGAGGTACCTGCGTCAATCTTGTCCCACTCAGCTACATCTTGTTGGTTAGATGTATTTTTACCTGAAAACCACGGGTGAGTAAGGGCTGGGTGATCACCTGTAGCTTTTTGTGTTTGATAGTAAGCTAAGGCAGTGCCTGTACGACCATTGTTTTCAGAAGCCCACCCTGAGTTCAAGGTATCATACTGACGACCAATAGGTGCATCTACACCCTCGACACTTCTGTCATAGAACTCGAAGTAAGTAGGGTCTCCGTTGATCTCACCCTGATAGTCGAAGTCACGTGTACGGAAGTCAATCTCAGTTACAGTGAAAGTACCTGCATCATACTCAATAGCTATCGTGTTGATAGCATTTGATGATACGACAAGTAGACCGTTAAGGGATGCAAACTGACACTTAGCAGTTTCAGCACCACCTGACCCACTGTACTCATAGGATGCTAGGTTGACAGAATTAGCTTCTATCTGTGCTGAGTGAGGTAGATCAGCCTTGTTATAGAAGTAAAGGGTAGCACCCTTCTGTACGACAAGGAACTCTAGTTCAGCATTACCACCTACGTTAATCCACTTACCTGTGGCAATCTTGTCTGTGTCACTGATTGTAAAGGATGACAGAGAATAGGATTCTTCTAGGGCAACACCTAACCGACGACGACGAGTACCGTCACGACGAAGGTCACAGTTAAGTTCATCGACAGAAGCACCTTCAGGAAAAGTTAATTCCGCAGCCTCTGTAATGAGACCACGGATGAAGTTATTAACTGCCTTCTGATTCAGACTTTGCGGCATTACGTTCTTTCTCTCTCATAGCAGCACGTTCATCACGAACAACTGTCTTTGACTTAGGTTGCTTACGTAGGTAAGCCTCTAGTCCTGTCTGTGCTTTCTTGATACTTGTGTAACGTCCTGATAGTTCTTGGGGTACCTTACCCTTTTCGAACTTGAACTCAAAGAAGATGTTACCACCTAGACATTTCTGAATAAAGACTTTAGTTTTTAATTTAGGTGTTGTGCAAATGCAGAGTTGCTGTTCTGGAAACTCTTCGTATTCTACCATTTAGTGTCGCCCGTAGTGTGGTCTCTTGTTAGCTTGTTTCGTCTTGTATAGATCGTTCTGTGTGTAGGACTTCAATCGACGTGCTGCCTGTTCTACCTTAGGATCAGAACCACCTTTGAACAAAGAGAAACAAGTTGACTTAGCTTCAGCTAGAAGTAAAGGCATAAGTGTGTTGTCTAGGTCAGGCTCAAAAGCATCTGTCTGACTGAATGATGGATAGACAGAACCCCATGCACGTGTCTTAGATGCTTGAAGGGATGACTCTTCAGCTGCATCATATGCATCTACAATGACATACTCATCATCGAAGGATGTGTAGTAGGATGGATCACGGTCATTAGCAACATAGATATCAACACTACCCTCGAAGGTTTCTACCAGTACGTCCTCTTCGGACATACGGTCAAGGAAGACAAGAGGGTCTACAAACTTCAGTTCCTTGAAGTCTTTGTTAGACACAGTTCCTACGTTGTATTCTAAACGTGTGATCTTCTTTGTGTCTGTAGGGTACTTCAGGTGTGTAGGTTTAGCACTGTCACCCAGTGCAACCAATGACAACAGACGACTATGTTCAGGAATCTCACGTGCTGCAATAATGTTGAAGTAGGTGTCTTCAACTACCGATGCAATCTGTTGAGCCTCAACTGTATCTGAAATGCTGTTGACATCCTCAGAGTCCATGTCAGACAGGATTGACTGTACGATCTGTAAGAGTGTTGTCTTCATTAGTTAGGCACCCCTTGAACAATCAGAGATGCACCAGCTACGTCAAGTGTAAACGAAGCATCTGCCTTGACATAGATTTCAATATAGTCGTTAGTTGACAATGATGTTGTATCTGCTAGTGTAGCTGACTTCCACTCACCTGCAGTTGCAGTATTAATGATATGACCACCGTTCATTGGTGCACCGTTAAGATAAAATACTGTTTCTAGACTACGGTTAGTTCCTGAGCTATTCTTAAAGTTAAATGTAAATGTACAAAAGGCAGTTAAGTTAGCTGCCCCAGTATATACTAAACGAGCATTAGGTGAGGATGCCCCCGAGAAACCATCTACATTTGTTGTTAAGAATGTAGGATTAAAAACTGTGAATGATGTTGTTACACTATGTTGATACGCAGGAGTAGTGGCATCAAAATCAATGTAACCATTAATGTGTGCATGGGCTTTAGTCCATGAACCACTACCTGATCCATTAGCTACATATACTGCACCTGCACCTGCAGAAGCTACACCCTTAGGTTCATGCAAGTAAGGATCAGTTAGAGTTGAGTGGTTTATTGTTGCCATAGAAGTAACCCCTGCCAGTGTTAAAGATATTATAAACTAACTAATAACACTTGTCAATAGAAAATTTAATGGGTGCCCCAATTAAGGGACACCCTAAGAGTATTATACGTTAGGGTCAGTTACGACAGTAACAATACCTTCCGCACGGTACTTCTTGACACCGTAACGAGCAGTTGTTACATACTCGTGACGTTGGTAGTCTTTGTTGTACTCGTAGTCAACTTCTGGCTCTTGACGCCATGCACCTACGAATGGGTTCGCATCACCTTCAGTTGACATGAAGAAGTTAGCAACACCGTTTGTAGATGAGAAGTCGTTAGTTGTTGTACCATCACGTTCTGCAAGTGCTGAGTCAGAAACGTCAGACTTCAAGAAGTTAGATGTATATACGTCGAAGCCATATACGTTAGCTACGAAACGCATACCAGTTGCGATACCATCACGAACAATACCTTCGAACATTGGGTTGTTAGCAACACCAACG